ATCGTTGGAACGATGAGGACATAACAGACCAAGTCTACAACGATCACCTGGCTGGAGAAAGGTCGATAGGTATCCAACCTTGTACCAAGGATGGACTGGCAAGGTTTGGTGCCATCGATGTTGACTTCAAAGATTACGAGAAGTACGACCGTAAAAAGTTTTTTGATACAATACAGAAGTTTGATTTACCATTAATACCGGTGCTATCTAAAAGTGGTGGTATGCATCTTTATATATTCTTAAAAGATTTTGTTAGCGCAACAGTATTAAGATCTTTTCTAAGTAATCTGTTGCCACTATTTAAATTAAAGTACGACACAGAAATATTTCCAAAGCAAACACGACTAGTAAAAGATTCTGAAACAGGAAAAATAAGTAAAGGTAATTTTATTAATCTACCTTATTTTAAAAAGTCAGAAAGAATAGCTTTAAACATAGACGGAACTAAATTTTCTTTTGAAGAGTTTATAAAAGTTATACAAGCTAATCTTGTTGCAGAAGAAGATCTTAAAAAAATAACAGACAGTATCGATGCGGTAGCCATGCAGGGTGTTGATGATATATTTAGAGAAGGTCCACCATGTTTGGCTGAACTATCTAAACTGACAAAAGAAGAAGGATTCGATGGTAAAGATAGATTCCTTTACAACTATCATGTCTTTGTAAAATTAAAGTATGAAGAAAACTGGGAGCAGATGGTTATGGATGCACCCGTAAAATTTTTCTCCGGTGCTAACGCACATGCATGGGATAAAAATAAATTAAAAGCTAAACTAAAATCATGGCGAGATACATACAAAGGATACACATGCACACAGAGTCCTATCAGTGATTACTGTAAGAAAGGTATCTGTGTAAAAAGAAAGTTTGGTGTATTGTGTGGATCAAAAGGCAGCTATCCAATCCTTACTAATTTAGTCAAGATTGATTTAGAACCGGATGCAGAATACACATTTGATGTGACATTACCCGACGGTGAAGATGTAAGAACAGTGCATTGTAAGAATGTAGAACACGTTAACGACCAAAGAAAAAGACGTAATGCTATATCAAAGTATGCAGGGTTCCCACCACCTATGATTAAGTCTGGTGATGATCAAAAAGTTTTAGAAGATTTATACAGAACATTAACAGTGCAAGACCCACCAATAGGAACAACACCAAAAGAAAAACTACACGATCAACTTCATCAAAAGATAAACGGAGCAAGAGCACAGAACGATGTTAGCTTTAAGTCTGGTGGTGTATTAATCGATGATGAATTTGCGTATTTTAAATTTGCTAACTTCTATAACAAATTAAAGAACAATGGTTGGAAGTATCCGGAGGATAAAACGGGCGTAATGATACAGGAGTTTTATAAGGATTGCAATGTGGAATTTATTGAAGAGAAAAGATTTCCGTCACAAAAGAAAGGTGAATACAACACACCAACAAAACATTTAATTAAAATATCTATAGAAAAGTTTGAACAGATTAAAATTTTACATAACAAAATTAATTACGATAAGGAGATCATATGATTAGAAAGATATTGGGTCCTCCTGGTACAGGTAAAACTACAAAACTATTACACTATGTAAGAACATTAGTTAAGTTTGGGGTGCCACTACATCGAATAGGATACTTTGCTTTTACTAAGAAAGCTGCAGGTGAAGCAAAAGGTAGAATGTTAGACAAGCATCCAGAGTTAGAAGATAAAGATCTACCATATTTTCAAACACTACATTCATTTGCATTTAATCTTTTAGGTATGAAAAAAAGTAATGTTATGCAAAACGAAGATTACGCAGCCATTGGTCGAGAAGTTGGTATTGAAGTATCTATATATTCAAACGGTGAAGACAGCACAGGGTTTGTAGATTCTAACAGTGAATACTTTAAATTAATATCTGCAGCTAAAATAAAAAATATATCTATTGAAGAAGAGTTTAACAGCAATATGTATTCTGAAGATCTAAACTTTGAGATTGTTAAGATCTTAAAACTAGAGTTAGACAATAGAAAAGAAGCATTTAAACTTGTCGACTTCAACGACATGATACAAAAATTTATTGATCGTGCTGACGATCTTTGTCCAACGTTTGATGTTGTATTTATTGATGAAGCACAAGACTTATCTCCCATACAATGGAAGATGTACGATGAGCTTAAAAAGAAATCAAAGCATATTGTTTTAGCTGGTGATGATGATCAAGCTATCTACGGCTGGGCAGGAGCTGATGTAGAACGATTTCAAAAAGAACCTGGTAAAGAGATCGTATTACCAAAGTCATACCGTGTACCGCAAAGTATACAATCTATAGCTAATAAAATATTAGACCGTATTCCTGATGAAAGACGAATACTTAAAACATGGCAACCGCGTAAGGAAACAGGGAACATATACCCTGAGTCTTATTCCCTTCAAGAAATACCAGTGCAAGACGGCAACTGGTTAATACTAGCTAGAACAAATTACAGATTAATTAATCTAATGCCAGATTTACAGGCTATGGGTATTTATTATGAATACAAAAACAAAAAAAGTTTTTCTGAAAAATTATACAAGACCATAATCAACTGGACACGATATGTAAAAGGTGAAGAACTAAACGAAGCAGAGATTAAAGATATTCTAGAATACACGGAGTATCAAAATATAGAAGAAATAGATAAAGATCTTAGGTGGTATGAATTACTACAGTTAGATTTTGATGACAGTTTATACATAAGAAAGATGTTAGAAAGAAAAGAACCATTAAGCAGTAAACCAAGAGTAAAGCTATCTACCATACATGCAGCGAAAGGTGGGGAAGCTGACAATGTTTTACTAGTATTAGATATGTCCAAGCGTACTTTAGAATCATTACAAAGAAGCCTAGAGAAGCAGGATGAAGAGCATAGAGTTTGGTATGTTGGAGTTACTCGAGCAAAACAAAATCTGTATTTCATTGCAGGAAAAAATAAGGAGAGAAGTTATGACGTCGAAAGTTTGGGATAAGCAGCACGGAGGATCCCATTATCAAAAGTATAAAATTCAGCCGAGCAAGTTTGTGGTTGAGAATGAGTTGTTATACCCGGAAGGATGTGCTATCAAGTACATAATAAGACATCGCGATAAAGGAAAAAAGCAAGATCTGTTGAAGGCAATACACTTTATAGAAATGATTATTGAAAGAGATTATAATGAGAATACCTAAGTTTGAAGCACAAACAGAATGGAATATTCCAACGGAGTTTCCAGATCTTAGACAAGTAGAAGAGATAGCCATTGACTTAGAAACTAAAGATCCAGACTTAAAAGAAAAAGGATCTGGCTCTGTAATTGGTAACGGTGATGTCATTGGTATTGCTGTGGCCACAAACGGTTTCAAAGGCTACTTCCCTATCGCACATGAGGGTGGTGGAAACATGGATCGTAAAAAAGTTTTAGAGTGGCTCAAAGATATTTTAGAAGCGCCATCAACAAAAGTATTTCATAACGCCATGTACGATGTCTGTTGGTTAAGACGCTTAGGTTTTAAAATAAATGGTGACATTGTTTGTACAATGATAGCTGCAGCCATTACAGATGAGAATAGATTTAGATATGATCTTAATAGTTTGTCCTGGCATTATCTTGGCTACGGTAAGAACGAAGGTGCATTAGCTGAAGCTGCATCGGAGTGGGGCATTGATCCAAAGTCTGAGATGTATAAGTTACCATCGATGCATGTAGGATCTTACGCTGAACGTGATGCTGAGATTACACTAGGTTTATGGCAAGAGATGAAGAAAGAAATTATCCATCAAGATCTTGAAGATGTATTTGATTTAGAAACAGAACTCTTTCCATGCCTTGTCGACATGAAGTTTAAAGGTGTAAGAGTAGATGTAGATAAAGCACATCTAATGAAGAAACAATTAGTGCAAGAAGAAAGAGATTTATTAACTGCAATAGAAAAAGAAACTAATGTTAGGCCACAGATATGGGCTGCAAGATCTATTGCTGAAGTGTTTGATAATCTAAAGATACCATACGAAAGAACTGCAAAGACAGCTGCACCATCATTTACTAAAAACTTTTTACAAGAACACGAACACCCCGTTGTAAAGATGATAGCCAAAGCGAGAGAGATTAACAAAGCCCACACAACTTTTATTGATTCTATATTAAAGTATCAGCACAAAGGCAGAATACATGCAGATATTAATCAGTTAAGATCAGAGTTTGGTGGCACCATTACAGGCAGATTTAGTTATCAGAACCCTAACCTACAACAAATACCTGCAAGAAATAAAGATCTAGGTCCAAAGATTAGATCATTATTTATTCCAGAAGAAGGATGTAAGTGGGGATGTTTTGATTACTCGCAGCAAGAACCAAGGCTCGTTGTACACTACGCATCTCTGTATAAACTACCATCGGTCTATAATGTTGTTGATGCTTATCACAATAACAAAGACTCAGACTTCCACCAGACTGTAGCAGACATGGCACAGATCCCTAGAACACAAGCCAAGACAATCAATTTGGGTCTTTTCTATGGCATGGGTAAAGCTAAACTACAGGCAGAATTAGGTGTAACGAAAGAGAAAGCTGCTGAATTATTTAACACGTATCATGGTCGAGTACCCTTTGTTAAACAACTTATGGAACGAGCATCTAATCGTGCACAGGACCGTGGTCAGATAAGAACTTTACTAGGTAGACTGTGTAGGTTTCATTTGTGGGAGCCTAATCAATTCGGTATGCATAAAGCATTGCCACACGAAGATGCACTCAGGGAACATGGACCGGGAATCAGGAGAGCATACACTTACAAAGCTTTGAATAAACTCATACAGGGTTCAGCTGCAGACATGACAAAGAAAGCAATGTTAGAACTTTACAAAGAAGGAATTATACCGCACATACAAATTCATGATGAGTTGGATCTTTCTATAAAAGATGATAAACAAGCAAATAAGGTTATTGAAATTATGGAGAATGCAGTCACCCTGGAGGTTCCTAATAAAGTAGATTATGAACAAGGGAAAACTTGGGGCGATATTTATGATTAATTATGGCTTACTTAAACGCAAACATTCCTGTAGAATATGCACAGATTAAAAGAGAATATCTTTACGATCTTAAAAAACATCATGGTGAAGTTGAAGATTGTATTATCTTTGGTCTATCCTCTATTACAGGCAAGTCTATTTTATTTCATGCGATTATGGAGAACGGTGCAATCTTTTATCGTCTCCCAATTACTGCCTTTATTCAAAGGGGTTTTAAACCGGAAGATGTTCCTAGGCGTAGACTTGATGAGCTACAGCTTTGGAATTGTTTCAGTTATTATCCTTCTGTACATTCTTGGGATATCCTAGCAGGACAAGCAGGTAAATACATTGGAAAAGACAAGAAATGGCACCCCGGTAAATATTTATTTACTGTTGATTTTGCTCACCCAGAGAGTAATATATTAGACACGGATCATTCAGAGATACCGCACGAGCACAAATGCGCTCACATCATAGCCCTAGATGATGGGAACTATGCAGCACAACCAAACAATAGATGTATATGGGATATACCATCCTTCACTGTGAAAGATAATATTCCAGACTGGAAAGTGCAAACATCTGAATGGAACGTAGAAAATACAAGTAAATGGAAGACCGAAGATACGGATAACTTCTTTTACGAAATTGAGGAGAAAAAACATGATTAATAAATGTAAAGCAATTTGTTGCAAAGTTTGGGACAAAATAAAAGCTGGTTGGAAATGGATATCTGACAAGATCGTGTCATCATTCAACAGGTAATTTATGGCCCTAAAAATTTCTGAGTCCGCAGCTGTACAAATGCCGATGAAGACGGTTGCCAGTCTGATCACGATAATCGCGATTGGAACATGGGCTTATTTTGGCATACATGAAAAATTAAATCAGCACTCAACAAAGATAGAGTTGATGCAAAAAGATTTAGATCAAAACTCAGAGTTTAGAATTAAGTACCCAAGAGGTGAGTTAGGTCAATCAGCTGGAGAGGCAGAACTTTTTATGATTGTAGAGCACGTTAGTGGTTTATTAGAGGACGTAGAAGCAGAACTTAAGAGCATGAGAAACAATGCAGTTAACATAGAATTTTTAAAAAAAAGAACTGAGAAGTTAACTGAAGACGTAGAAAAATTAATCAGGAACGGAAGTCATCAATAATGAAAAAACAAAAGAAAATTAAATTATCTAAATTTGAATGGGTTAAAAAGAATATAGTAATTGTTCCTGTGGTGGCGGCAATACTAGCCGGAACTTTCACATCCGTTAGATATGTATTAAGTTTAACTGATACCATTGAAGCAAATAAACAAACCATTGTTAATCTACAGAGAGACTTAACAGTGGCAGAAGATAAATTAACAGAGGTTGCTACAAGATTATCTGCAGCTGAAGCTACGTGGGAAATGGCAGAAAATTTATACAGACAATTAGCTGATCAAGTTAGGGAACATGCATATGATATTAAGGATCTTAATCGCTAGTATTTTAGTAGGAGTTATTGCTACTGTGAATGCAGAAGCACGTAATGAATATTTAAATGATGGCACAAACTCTTGTGATCAAGGTAGTTGGGAAGCATATACAGAAGTAAGACAGCGTGAATATAAAACAGGAACAAGCGCTGAAAATCAAGATCAAGTTGTTGGTTTTAGATGGAGAAAATCTATAGGACCTGTGTGTGATGAAGAATTTGCAAACGAGCAAAGAAAAAAACAAAAAATAAAAACACAATTAGAACTTGTAAAAGAGTGTAAGAGAGTGCCTAGAATTAATCCACCACCTCCACAGTTCGCAGAGTTAATTAATATGTGTGCAGAGTTAGGTCTTACATCTACGCAGTCTTTTGGTGAGAGAGACTTTGACCCTAAAGTAAGCTACTGGACAGTATTAAAAGAACAATATATGAAGGAGAATCCAGATATAATAACATTGGATAACTATAAAAAATGATAGAAACTGTATTCGCACTTATCTTAACGTTAAACGGAAATATGATAGAGCATGTATATAAAAACAACCTCAGCGATTGTTTGAAATCCAAGCGTATCGCGCAGAACGAGGTCAATCCTGAGAGGGTTGTATTCTCTTGTAAAAAAGTGAAAGCTCAAACAGAGATATACATGGATCGAAAGAAAATCGTTAAAATATTACCATAATGAAAGAATTTCACCACGCAAAAATTGTAACCGGTAAATGTCCAGACTGTAGAGAGCTAACCATATTAGTATTTTTAGCTGATGATTTTTATAGGTGTGTAAACTGTGGTGCAGATCTAGAGCAGAAAGTAAATGGTGTAATTAAATACATCGAAGCCAATGCAAATACTAAGATAAAGTTAATGGAAGACTTCCCACCGGATCATGGCTAAAAAGAAATCAGTATTTGGTCCAAGTAATTATACAAAACGAACACCCAAAAAACGCCCAGGTAGACACACGAAAAGGTTGAATAAAAGAAAACCACACCGTAAAAAAAATCGTGGCCAAGGGAGATAGTCTCTTGACACATCTCTTATA